TACCAGTTGACCCAACTACGGGAACATACGGTGGTATTGATCGCGCTACATGGACTTTCTGGCGCTCGCAAGTGCAGAATGTCACCGTGACAGCGGCAAACATCCAGGCTACAATGAATACCCTCTGGTCATCCCAGGTCCGTGGATCAGATCGCCCAGACTTACTCCTGATGGACAACCTCTTCTGGGGAATCTATGTTGCCAGCCTCCAAGCACAACAGCGATTCAACAGCCCCGAAGTAGGCAACCTCGGGTTCCCAACCCTAAAGTTCATGGACGCTGACGTGGTCCTTGACGGTGGTATTGGCGGCTTCGTTCCGGCAAGCACAATGTTCTCGCTTAACTGCGACTACATTTTCTACCGTCCCCACAGCGACCGGAACATGGTCCCGCTCTCCCCGAACCGTCGGTACAGCACGAACCAGGATGCAGAAGTGCAGATCCTGGCGTGGGCTGGCAACCTGACGACCAGTGGCGCTCGGTATCAGGGTCGTATTAACGGCGCGTAAGGGCTCACGCTTCAGCCGGGGCTCCGGCCCCGGTCTTTTTAAGGAGATTGAAGTATGAACTTCCCACTTTCGGATATTGTGGTTCCTGCGAACCCCAACGTGGAGGGAGCAGGCTCTGGTATGGAGGGCGGCAGTTGTCAGGTAATGATCGGACTTGCTACGGATGTGATCAATCCTAAAGTCACCGATTTTCCGCAGATAACCCGGAATCCAGTCCAGATGCAATACCTCGGTTGGGGCGGCGACAGTGTTGAACCAGGTCAGGAGACCGCGGATATCGTGGACGCCATTGCGGTGGACTACGAAACTGCTGACTTTGACGACACTCCGGTTGTGGTTGCGGAAGCTGATCAAATTGCAGCTCCAGGCGTTGTCTTTGACACCGTCTCAGGTGCTGTCAACCTCGGCCTCGGTACTGCACAAATCGGCGACTGGCTCGCTGGCGCAGTTCCAGTATAACGGATACGGGGGAGGCCTTTCCTCCCCCTCTTCCTATGCCATTCAGCAACGGGACACAGATTAACAATGAAGGCCAGATGCAGACACTATCTGTTGCTGAGGCTTATGTTCCTGTTGTAAGTGATGTATTCATAAATGGTGTACTCCATGATGTGAATGGCGTAATGTACGTGTCTAATGAAGTACCTAGTATTCCACGACAGTTCATTAACGGCATTCTACATACGAGGGATGGAGTTCGGTACATTGCTCCTCCCCCTGCGGTCAATGATTACCCAGAGGGTTTTAGCACTGATGCTAATGGGGCGATGATCGTAACAGATTCCTTTGACCCTCCGATAAATTATACTCGCGGGATAGCTCTTTCAGCAGGATCTGTTTTTGTTTCAGATTCTGGGGGTGGTTCTGTACTTGATAACCGCTTACTGGATGATTTAAATCTCGATGAGTATTTGCTTGATGATACAAATACAGACGATGTTTATTTGCTTGATGGTGCGCCATTCATAGCAGCTAAGACAGCGGATGCCTATGCTTTAGGAGTTTCTGCAGGGAACCCTGAGGGCATCACTGGTAGTTTCAGGTACGATTGGGACTTTAAGTCTGATGGTTTGAAGGCGTACACATGGAGGAACGGTACGATCGCCTCCAGTAGTTTCCGAGAATATACTTTGACTACTCCGTTTGCATTCACAGGGTGGGTCTTCGTATCATCCACGCTAATTGGCGGAAGTAATGCTCGGACATTTGAGTGGTCGCCAGATGGCACAGTCTTGTGTACGCTCCAGCGATGGTTCAGTTCGAACTACCGACTTATTAACTACGACCAGTCAGCTACTCCATGGGCTTCAGCAGTTCTTGGGGCAGGTACGGTTGGAACGAATATTGCGGTAGGTTCATTCCATGTATGTTGGAGACCTGATGGATTACTGGTCTTTGTAGAACATGGTGCAGGCATCCTTGATGCACAAACTGTTGGAGTTGCGTTTGATGCTTCAACTTTAACTACTTCCCCCGTTGCTACATTTGATTCAACAGTTGATGCTGGAGCTCGCTCCTTTACAATGGCATTTTCAAATGATGGACTGATACTTTACTCAGTCACTTCTACGAATTTGCTGTGTTCTTGGGATCTTACAGCGCCGTATGATATATCAGCACCTTTTAACTTTAAGACTGGCGTTAGTGTGATCCTTCCGACACCATTGCAAATTCCGAGAGGATTATTCTACAGACCAGATAATGGTGAAATCCTTCTAGCGAGGGACCAAAGCTCACAAAATGTGAGGAGTTTTGTATAATGGCTGACCAAAGAGTAACAGAACTTAACCCGGTAGTGACCCCTGCTGTAACGGACATATTTGCAGTTCGGCAGTCCGGAGAGACTAGGGACACTAGGGAAACTATTGCTCAGTTATTGAGTTTAATCAGCTTTCCTCCGGAAGCTAATGACCTTTCAAGTATTGTCACATGGGCGAATATCCCCGATGCCAATGTGCCGCAGAGTGCAGTAACTCAGCATCAGGCTGCTCTTGCTATTCTACGCGCACAGTTGACTGATCTAGCTACAGTATCACAAGCTGAAGCTGAGGCTGGTACTGCAACGGATGATCGTATTTGGACAGCAGAGCGTGTCGCACAAGCTATCGCTGCACTTGCTCCTGCTGGTGGGGGATTTCCAGAGTACCTTTTTTATGCTGATCAGATGGACAACCCAGTCAATGCTGATTGGGATCTTAATGCTCTGGCTCCTGTTGCTGCGGACAGTAATAATGCAGCTCTATCAGTACGCCTCTTTGATGATGCGTCTGCGGAAGGGGCAGGTCTAGCGTTCAAGCTTCCTGCGACTGCTACAAATCTAGTACTCGAACTTGTGAGTCGGGCTGAAACAGCTCCCGGAGCAGCCGCAGTAGTCAAGCCTGCAATAGAAATCCGTACTATTGGGGATAATGCGGCAGTTCCGGCCCCACCGTGGACATCTCTTAATCTGAATGATGTGGATATTCCGACAAATGAGAATTTCCAGTATGATTCACAATCTATTACTCTTGCTAGTTTAAGTCTTACGGCTGGCGACTATGTGCAAATGGAGATAACAAGGAACCCCACGCACCCGAATGATGATTTGGTGGGCGACTGGGTACTTCTATCTGTTTTGGTGAGCTTTACCTAATGGGAATTCGCTGTAGCGATGCTGATGGCAGCACGGCTGATTTCCTTAATGCAGCAGTATTGAGGGATGATCCGATTACCTGTATGCACTGGGTGAACAGTTACGCCGACACGGGAAATACTTTCTTATCAGTGTGGGAAGGAGCTTCGGAACGAGCGTGGAGAACCTCGGCAGCTGATGCTCCAACGGAAATGCGGGCAAGAATTTCAAGTGATGGTGCGGACCAAAATAGTGTCAGTAGTAGCACAGTGATCACTAATGGTGATTGGTATCACATGGCCCTCATGTATGATGGAGTTGATCTAGAGTTCTGGTTGAACGGTGTGGAGGATGCTTCGAGTGCTCAAGATGGAATATTTGCTTCTGCTGCGAACTTATCAATAGGTGGGCAGGAAGGAGGAGGCAATTCGTCAGATACTGAGCATTCAGACATTCGCATATACGACCGCATTATGACTCCACAAGAAATGGAGACTATCTATGCTGCTAGAGGACACGATGGCATTGTAGATGGTCTTGTATTTAGATGTCTGGGTAAAGAAGGTGCTCCCGGCATACTCGTCAGTGCAGCAAATCCAGCAGATGTTGGTCCAAATAAGATTGGATTTGATGCTGGCTATGGTTCTCCTGTCCCATCGTTCATTACAGATAATGCGGGACTTAATTTCAGAAAGAGGCTACCGTAATGGCAGACGTATTTCATAGAACTGATGGACGGTATATTCCGTCTGCACATACTCCTAATTATGATGTGGCGGATTGGGCCATCAACCCAGATTTAACCGCTACGGTAGGTCAGCCAGTGAGGTACTGGTTCCTTACAGGAGCTACGAACCCTGAAGGCCAGGAGATCATTGATATCGTTGATGCGGCTGCTCAAACAGCAATCGATGATGCGATCTCCGCGGCAAGAGTGACCGCTGAGAAAGACGGTGCCAAAACTCAGATTGATGTTGAACGAGTGGTGCGAGCTTTAGTGGACATGCTCCCCGCTGAGTTCAATATACTTCGTACCCTACATTCACTTCCAGATCGTACTGCGGCGCAGGTGAATGCAGCATTGAAAGCTAATGTAGACGCCCAGTCATAATAAGGAGAACATAATGTTACAAGAAGCTGATTACGACATTACCGAAGCAGCGATGCTTGGTAGTGAGCAGAACGCCCGATTTGCGGGAGACGACAAGCTGTTCGTTGTATTCTTCAATCATCCTCGTAAGGATGACGAAGCTACGCTGGCGGAAGGCCGTCCGATGTTTAAGGATGAGGCTTACGTTCGCATCATGGTTCCTGGGGATAAGGACAGTATCATCGTCCGGCCAGCCCGTGATATGGACAAGGGCCGATTCGCCAAGCAATTCGCTGCCTTCCAACAGGGTGAAGGTGAGATCCATGAGGGTACTCCGTTGAAGGCGTGGCCTATGGTCACACGCGCACAAGTGGAAGAGCTCAAGTTCTTTGGTGTCTACACCGTTGAGCAACTGGCTGAGCTTGCCGATGTGCATGTTCAGAAATTCATGGGCGTGGGCGCATTGAAGTCTAAGGCTCAGGCGTATATTCAGGCGGCAAAGGAAGCCGCTCCTCTTGAGCAGCTCAATGCAGCCATTGATATAAAGGATGCAGAGCTGGCAGCTCAGCAGCAGGCTATTGACGAACTCAAGGAGATCGTCGCTGAGTTACAGAAGCCCAAGCGAAAGGCGAAAGCGAAGGAAGAATAAATGGCAATCAGCAGATACATCCCAGCAGCAGATATAATCAATCGTGCAGCAGTTGAGTGCGGCATTGAGCCTTCTGCTGATGTGTTTGCTGATACCAATCCTTCCTTCATCCAACTTCGTAATTTAATTACGACTTGTGGCCAAGATCTTGTTGAGGCATATCCGTGGGAAATACTTCGTAGAGAGCACGCTATTGCGACGGTGGTCCCCCCGGATACGGGGGTCTATGACCTTCCAGATGACTTTGGCTACATGATCCCACAGACCGGTTGGGAACGTGCAGAGAATGTCCCTCTGGGGGGACCGCTGTCACCTCAACAGTGGGCATATCTTTTTGGCCGTGACTTGGTTAGCTTTACGATTTACGCCAGCTTCCGAATCATGGAGAATAAGTTCCAAATATTCCCCCAGCCTCCGCCAAATGGGTTAGATATTCATTTTGAGTATATTAGCCGGGGATGGGTAGAAGATCCTGGGGGTGGTACATATTCTGACACTGTCACAAATAACGACGATATGGTACTGTTCAAGCCAGTAATGATGGTACAGTATCTACGCTTCAAATTTCTGGATGCGAAGGGGTTTAGCTCAGCGACTGCTGCGGCAGCATTTGCGAAAGCATATGAAGATGCTACAGGAGGCAATAAGAGCGCCCCTATGCTGAACGCAGGTGCTCGTGCTGCTGGCATCCACTATCTTGATTTCAGGAATATTCCGAACACCAACTACGGCGGACCTTAATGTTCGGCATACAGCCACAAGAGCAAATCACTAAACCGGCAACGTTCCCCGCGCCGACCGCTGGGATCAACTCTATATCGAACCTCTATGGTATGGAGCCTCGGGATGCTATTGTCACTATTAACATTGATGCTACGACCTATGGCTTGAAGGTACGCCCCGGATACCAAGAGTATGCTAATGGATTTCTCGGTGGTGGCATCCAAACTATTCTACCCTATACAGGGAGTATGGATGACCGTACTACCGATAGATTATTTGGGGCTAACAGCGATGGCATATATGATATAAGTGCTAGTACGACTACACCTGTGAAAGTAGTGAACTGGCTGATAAAGGCTAGTCCTTCAGGTCGGTGTAGTTTTTCTCAATTTACCAACGATGGTGGCGCACACTTCATGCTGGTAGCAGATGAAGAAAATGGCCTTCAACTATATACTGAGTCAACTGACTTATGGTCGGTTCCTGCTATTGTAGGTCCGGCTGGAGGCGCAGCAGATATCGCCTTTGTCATGACTTGGAAAAACAGGATGTGGTACATTGAAAAGAACAGTACTTCAGCATGGTACAGTGACGTCGGAGTCTTTGGTGGAACTCTCACCGAGTTTAACTTTGGCTCTAGATTCCGTTATGGTGGCATTCTTGCAGTCCTTGCCGATTGGACACTTGACAGTGGCGAAGGCCCCGATGATTACCTCGTTGCGGTCAGCTCTGCGGGAGACGTTATTGTCTACGCTGGCACAGATCCAAGCAGCTCAGCGACTTTCGGAATTATCGGACTCTGGTTTGTTGGGGCTGTCCCTTTCGGAAGAAGAATTACTGGACTTTATGGTGGAGACATGCTCCTCCTGTCCACCTATGGATTGATCAGTATGGGAGCTCTCCTGCAAGGGAAAGACCCCTTCAGCTTAGAGGCTAGTCTGACATGGAAGATACAAGCATTCATTAACCAGCAGATGGCTCGTACTAAAGATATCTTTGGGTGGGAAATAAGAATTCACCCTAGCATATCGCGGCTGGTGATTTCCACCCCCAAGGAAAATCAAATACCGCATACTCAATATGTGTACGATCTTAATTTGAAGGCATGGTCTATTTGGCACGATGTACCTATGCTCACATCTGAGCAGTATCAGTCAGAGTTCTATTTTGGCGCACCTACGATTAATGTGTGGAAGTTACAGGGTACGATTGACTTTGTTGAGCTGGATACTCCAGTTCCTTTACAGATTGATTGGCAGTTACTCACTAGCTACCAGGATATGGACACACCTGAGCAATTCAAACGTATGCAGTTTATCAGGCCTATATTCATAGCACAGTCATTTCCATCCTATACTGTGAAAGCATACTATGATTATGACCTTAGTGAATTGCCCGTACCTCCCAATGCTAGTGCATTCGGTGTCGGTATTTGGGATTCAGGTTTGTGGGATATAGATATCTGGGGTGGGGGGTCAGTAGCCTTTCAGCCACCGCGTGGAGCTTGGGGCATAGGTAAGACAATGGCTATTGCTCTACGGGGTAGGTCACAAGTTGAAACTACATTGATCGCCATTGGTATCATGTGGGATGATGGAGGTTTGTTGTGATTGACTACCTCCCCATGTCCCGCAATGAAGAATGGGATTGGATACATGCTAGGGCTAAGTGTGTCCGATGTGCTGATACGAAAGGTATTGTCGCATACAAGGATGGGAAGATTGTAGGTATGGTGGCCTTTGATACATGGGCTCACAATAGCGTACATATCCATATTGCTTTTGAGGATTTGTTAATATTCAAACATGGCTGGCCAGAGGCTGTCTTTAATTACGCCTTCAATACTTGTGATAAGGGTGTAATCATAGGCGTTACTCCAGCCTGTAATAAGAAGGCATTACGATTTAATAAGCACATCGGCTTTGAAGAAATATTCAGAGTTAAAGATGGTTTTGAAGTAGGTATTGACTTTGTGATCACACAGTACCGTAGAGAGAACTGCAAATACATAAGGAAAGAAGATGGGCAAATCTACGCCAGAAGCGCCTGATTACGAAGCTGCTGCTGAACAGACTGCGGCTGGCAACCTTGAAATGATGGAGTTGCAAACTCGGGCAAACCGCCCGACTCAAGTTACTCCGTGGGGGACTGTGGAGTGGACTGAAGGGGATGCAGGCGATTGGACCCAGAATATTACTCTAAGTCCAGAGCAGCAGGAAGCTCTTGATGCACAGCTCGGTATGCAAACTGGTAGGAGTAATCTTGCTGCTGGTATGATGGACCGGGTTACTGATGAATTTGGTCAGCCTATGGATTGGGGTTCATTTAGTGAAGGTGGTGCTCGGGTTGAAGGTGGTGACTACTATGGGGATAAGGCAGGCGAAGCCCTCTATGGCAGAGCTACCTCACGACTTGACCCACAATGGGAACAACGTGCTGAGCAGCAAGAGTCTGCTCTACGAAATCAAGGCTTGCGTCCAGGTGACGAGGCTTACGACAATGCTATGCAGACTATGGAGCAACAGCGGACTGATGCTTATCAGCAGGCTGGCTTCCAAGCTGACATGGCGGCAGCGGCTGAAGGT